TAGCATCAGAATTAAAGTTTACATAACCATCAATTGCATTGTAGTTAGATTCTACGTTGTAGATTGGATGTAGTTGAGTTTCGTTGTCCATACCAATAAATGATCTTAAATTATCGTTACTAGACTCGCCGATATGAATTATTTCACCTTGATCTAATTTTATTGGACCTGAGTTGTCTCTAACATGTATTTCGACTGAAGTAGCAAGACCAGATAGTTCAGTTGCTATTAAACTAGATACCGGTATACTAAAAGATGTATTATTTATAGCAAAAACATTATATGGACCATTATAATTAGTAGTGGAACTTAGTCTTACAAGTTGATCTGTCTTAAAACCATGATTTGCTGATTCTAGCTGTAGACCATTAGCTGTAGAACGTAAAGACGTTGTTATTGTAGCATAGAATGCACTCTCAGACAATTCATCTGCAAAAGGTCCACCAACTACCGGTATATAGAAAGTATTAGCATCTTCTACCTCAACAGCATATGTTCCATTGAAGTTAGTCGTTCCAGATATTGTTATTCTTTGCTTGTCACTAAGTCCATGGGCAGTAGATGTGCACTTGGCTTTTAGTCCATCGTGATCTATGATATCGACTGTAAGTTGAGTCGTAGTGATATTAGAAACATTCATTACCCTATCAGATCGCATTGCGAGCCAATATAGGTTACCGCTGTTGCTTGACAAAATCGAATCGTCTCTGTCAACTACTTGAGTATCTGTAGATAAATACTCACCTTGAGTATAAATACCTTGACTAAATCCACTTGAACCACTGTAAATATCACTTAATTTTATAGATAATGCACTTGCTGGAGATGTAACACCGCCGCCTAAATTTGTACTGCCATAAAATTCTTCAACTCGTAAATAAGCTTGATCATTATCATTTGATTTTTTAACCCAATCACCTTTAGTTAGGTTTTCAAAAGAACCTAAAGATCCGTTAACATAGTTTAATCCATTAAACCATTCAACAGAAACAGAACCAGTATTGAAATTAATATCTCTATTTTGATAGAAAAATAAAACTTGATCATTTAATATAGTCTTAGATCCGGCTCTCAATATTACATCTTTTTTATCAAAGACAGACTGTAAAGTCATATCTTCCGTCCAAGTTAACAATCCTGGCGTAGAAGTAGAACTATCCCAAACACCCTTAGACTTTATAGATGTTGCTAGGGCGTCTTTAAACATATTAACTAAATTTAAAGAAACTGCCCCCTCATACCAATAAGATGTGCCACCGAGCTCTAATAGCTTAGTCATTACAACATCCATCCACTCTTTTAATGTCTGTATGTTCTTGTCTCCGCCTTGAAAAGCATTAGGATCAAGAGCACTTGACATTAAGGTGTTGGGTTCTGATCTTGCAAAGCTAGAATTTGGTAAGTTTCTAAATTGATATCTAGACAGTGGATTTGGACTTATTCCACCTGATGCCAATCGAAACATCATGTCTCTAGCATCTTCTATAGAGGTCACGAAGTTTGAGCCAACTACTACCTTGCATATAGGTATAGTATTTGCTGGAAAAGAGGATACAGACACGTTTACTACTGCAGATAAGGCAGTTTCAGTGTTAATGTCTTGGGTAAATTCACCACCAACTCCACCCTCCTTATCCGGATCCCAAAAAGCCCTAGTGTCTTTAGCCGCATCAAAGGTAGACAGCGTCAAATATACATAGTTTGTAGAGTTTTTTCTAAGTTCAGGTATTAGTGGAGTAGAAGCAGTATTGCCCTCACTTAGACCATGAAAAAATGGTCCAGCCGTAGAACCTGGATAATACACAACAGAGTCAGCAACTCTAATAGAAACACTCTGAGTTCCAATGGCAGCATTAGGATTAATTACATCAAAGCCCTTAAGTACGTAAGGCTTAGTGCCTCCGACTAAAGAACTCATGAAATACTTCCAATCTCCTTGAGAAAATGAGTCAATTGCAAGAAAATCTGGAAGATCTAACCGTTCTGCAGAACTTACTAAAAGTCGACCAAGTACAGCCATATTTCTAACTCCATTTGCCTAAAAATATTATATCACTAAATAACTCATATAACAAGTTACTTATACCTACTGATTTATAGTGTCCGGATCAATCCCAGATTTATATGTGTCTATTGTGCTATAAAAAAATTGGGGGTAGCGAATCAAAAAATTAATAAAAACACCTACAGATTTCAACTCTTGCATCAATTCTTGCAATACGGCCCTTGCTGCAGCTGGATCTGTTATATATGGGGCATGTTCTGATCCAAACCCATCAAATTCTATGCCACCACGTCTTCTAATCATTGTTACAGCAGAACCGACATCATGATTATGCTGAAATACGTACGAAGGATCTAGTTGTAGAGTGTTAGCATTAGGCTTTAAGTAGTACTTTACTGGCCCTTCTTGTCTAGTGGTTCCAAAGTCAAATATAAGTTGCCCCTGCTGATCTGGTATGTCGTTTGTGGTTACTTCTATATTTCGTTGAGTATTACCCGCTTTAATCTCTAGGGTTAAATTTGCTGTTAGAGATGACAATATAAAACTAGCATTTATGTCCCATAGAAATGGACCTATTTTTTTATCATCAAGTTGAGCAGATCTTAATATAACAAGTCCACCAGACTGTGCTATGCCTTTTCTTTCAACCCTAGCAGTCCCGCCTGTTGAATTTCGACTACCAGATGGTCCACCAAAAGAATAGGCTTTGAATTGTGTAGTAGATACTATTTCCGTTATCTTCCATGTACCGTTAGTACTTCCGCCCAAACCTATGCCTTGTACGGCATTCTCGACTACTACAAACTCATCTACTTCAAAATCATTTGGGGTTGTAGTTATGATAGTTAGTGTGTTGGCATTGTCTCTATTGGCAGTAGTAATATTGATTAGGTTAGTTGCAGCTAAAGTTGGTAAATCTGGCGTTATTCCACCCAATAAATCACCAGACTTACTTACATAAGAGTAAATAGGCATATCACTAGATAGTTTATTTTTAAAATTAAAAATAGATGTACTTAAATCAGATGGATCGTATGTTTGTATTTCCCCTAAAGGTATGAAATAAAATTGAGCACCTGTAGTGGGGAATTCACTTGGTGTAGTGAGTTGTAAAGTATTAGGATCTACTACACTTAAAACGTTTGAAACTATTCCATTTATATGAGCAGCGCCTTTGCGGTTTCTCTTAACAACAGGTGGAGATGGTGGCATCTCGACTATAATTTCACCAGATCTAACTTCCCAAACTACAGCTCTTCTATCTTGAAGATACACATTAGACTTATATGGTCTCATAAATTTTACATCATTTACAAGAGATTGCGTGAACGTCTCGTTGGTGGCAAATATATTTTTAAATTTAAAGTTATCATCAGATGGATTTACGTCTGTTATTTGAAATGAACCATAGTTGGTGGCTTTTGTAATTATAACGATATCACCGATTTGTAGTTGATCTATCATTGGTGAATTGCCTGTTCCAGTATATTGCATCGTAGCAGTGTCACCAATCTTAGATACTGACCACTCTGTATTGCCACCATGACCAGACACAAGATTAAACCCAGTAAATTGTAGTCCAATATTCGCTGCACCACCAGTTATTTCTATTGCACCTTTTGAACCGATTGTGTTTGTAAAAATTCTTATGTATGTTTGTTTTGATATGCTATCTTCAAAGGCAATAGCATAAGAATGAACAACTTGTCTATTTATTGCTGCGACTATTTCATTAGCAGTAGCGACGGCAATATTTGTAAAATCATCTGCACTAAAAAAAACTCGCTCTTCAATATACGAGTCAACTATATACGTAAGCTCCCAACCATCAGTTAAGGTGAATGGACTAAATTTTGTAGATGCAACAAAGGATGTAGTAGAGTCTTTAAAGAAAAATAAATCTAATATCTTATCTAAAACTAACTTAACTTGCTTTGGACTATATGCCATCACAGGAATAAAGTCCCTAAAAGACTGGTCATCCATCCCCACAAATCTTGGTCTTTGGACTAAATTAGCTGTACCAATTCGATCAATATACGGCCTTGTCGCTGTTTTTAAAAAGAATTGCTGTCTAATTGACTCTATTAGGTCTATAGTATTTTGATCCTGTTGACCCAATGCTTCAATTAGTGCTTTCCAATTTGGATTAACTCTTGTATTAAATACCGCTGGCATTTGATCATGTAAATTCTCTATACTGCCTTTTTGATCCATTATTGCCTCGTTATTATGCTATAGAAATATCGCCAGATTGTATAAAAGCTTTTTCATCGCTTGAAATAGGGATTCTTTCATTCGATGGTTCTGGTGTTATAAATGTAACTGCTGCAACCCCATCAATGTTTTTAACTCTAACTATTATATCTGAGAGAATTACATCTTCGCCAACGCCCAAACCAGAAACATAACTTATAATTACAGATGTTATTTCGTCGCTTATTTCACTTAAGTTAACTCCATCTTGTGTTGTAACATCTATTGCAATAGTTACTCTTCTAGGCAAAGGAGGCAGAACTTCTATTAAACTACCCACAGCTCTACGACCAGGAAAACTAGTAGAATCCGGTTCAAAGCCGTCGACTATCCTCTGAACCTTCCTTAGAATTCCAGTGTAGTACTGATAACCATCTACACCGGTCACTATATTTTCATCATAACCTATTTTACCCAATGATGATACAGATGTGGTGTTGCTTTGATTCCATTTATAGCTTCTATTGCCTGGACTTAAGTATACTATTCTTTTTTCTGAATTTGACTCATCGATAGCAATATGGTGTATTTTTTTAATAGTACTAAATTTACTATTAAGTGACTCTGTTATTGAGAATTTAACATCTGCTATGCCCTGACTAACTCCAGTTTCACTAATAGCTATGCTATTCAATACTCTAAGAAATACTTTACCATCTGTAGAATTTGTGCCAATTGTATTTATAGTAAATGTACCAGAATTAGATGATTCAAACCAATTACTGTTTATGTTTTCAGTTATAAATAACAAATCATTAACTCGAACAGAGTCGCCTTCAAAGAATCTTAAATCTCTAACATCCCGAAGAATAACCCCAGCATTTATATTAGTATTTTGATCCAATGAATGACCTACAGAAGTAGACGTAATTCCAGTGTAATTATTAGCTAAAGTTACTATTGTAGCTAAATTAGGCGTAGTATCAAAGCCTGATATTTGTACATACCGAACGTCGTCATCTGTTGTTTTTTTCACCCAATCGCCAATATTTAAATTATAAAATGAACCAGCAATTCCAGTGATCTGATTTGAGTTTGATACCCAGCTAACAGATAAACTATAGTCGTTAAATGGAATAAGGGTATCTAACTCTTCTACCGCATTACTGTTTTGATATATAAAACTATCGTCATCTACAGCTAATATTCTAAATTCACCATTATTAATAGCATTAAAAGTTAAGCCGCTCATTAAAACAATATCATCTATGGCTATACCATTACTTTTAAATTTTGGAGAATCTCCACTAGCCACGTCTAATCTAAATAACCCATTGTATCCAAGCGATTCAATTCTGTATTTTGTTTTGGTCTTACTAGATTTAATTAAAAAACCAGCAGGAGTAACCCCTACGATGTTAGCATTCGTAGATGCATAAGTAAATTGATTAGCACTTAACACGGACAATACAATTCCGGTATCTGGCGAAATCTGAGACGGTACGTTAATATCTGTAAAAGAATTACCTACGTTTAATCTATGTGGTCTATCTGTTGTTGCTGTTGCTATATTAGAAGATATAGATACAGATGCCATTGGTATATTGGATGCGTGAGATAATCTCCATTCAATAATTGGTGTAGACGAAATAAGTACAGTACTGCTTGCACCAATAAGCGTAGATGACATACTTACGCCATCTGGGTTCACTACATCTATATATTTACTAGATGAGTTTACTTTTACTATTGGATATCCACCAACAATATTATCACCAGATTCGAACGTTCTATTTGTATTACTCCATCCAGCTAAAGTGCCAAATGCATTTAATAAATTACCAGATCTTACATCTGCCAATGATGCTACAGCTGTAGTTAGTAAGCTAAAATTAGTAGTAATTCCAGCAATAAACAAATCAGACGATATTTTTGATATTATTTGATTTGGTGAATCTGTACTTAGTATGTTTATCTCTATTTTGTTTGTAGCAGATAAGTATGTAGCACCAGTTGGTGGCGTATTTGCCCCATCGATATCAAACCACACTGCATATGTAACGCCTGCAGCATTTCTAAAAGTAATATAATCAGCTTGAACAGGTTGACCAGATGATGCTATATTAAAATTTAATGAGGTAGACACAGATCCAGTGTCTTGTATTTCTAAGAATAAATTTGTAGCACCACCTAAAGTACCAATTGCATTATATAAAGCTGGTTGATTTGCTGGCGTACCAACTAGAAGATCTATTAAGTTAACCTTACTACCAGAGTCGTTATGCGTCCATCTCCATACTAAACCAGGCGTTGGATAACTTAATGGTTCTACACCATTGGCATCTACGATTGAAAATTTAACATATTGATTTAAGTTTGTTGCTTTGTTGTTATATCTATATTCAGATATAGTATCATTTATTTTTACAACGTCCATACTATCTGTGCTGATTTGTGCATTAAATCGTTCAACACCATTATCATTTTGAAGCAGAATATGTTGACCTGGACTTAGTGTATTAGGTGCTGCCGGGATTTTAACTGTTAAATAGTTTTTACCACCAGAAGCACTAATTTGAGAATCCCCAATGATTTTAAATTTTGCTTTATTTGCTCTACCACCAATAATTTCTATGGCACCATTAGATCCAAGTAGATCCGATTTGATTTGTAGTTTTTTATTATTATTAGTAATTGATACATCAGATATAATATCTAATTGCGATAATGCTCTATGTACCATGTGGTGTCTAATGTTCGTTAGTGTTACTGGTACTAGTTTAAAATATTCACCAATAGAGGCATCAGAGTTCGGCGCCGTATCCATATCATAAATAGGAGATACTCCACTTAGAATAAGAGATTGTTTTAATTGAAAGTTAGGGTTGGAATTTTGGAACGTTAATATCCAATTTTTAGAATCAAATAATGAAACATATTCATTTAGATTATTTAGTGGATTTGGATCATGATTATAAGCTAATTCATCGACTAGTACAGTTGATTCTTCTCTGGTTGCACGAATAAAAGTACCACTAGTGTGCACTGTTGCGTCTAATATGTCACTTTCATTTATTTTTGATGCAATAACTGATGTTGATGTGTCTGTGATTGGGAATATCACAAGTCCAGCAGTTTGAATAAGTGTTTCATATGTATCATTGATACCAGCAGTTATTATTGCAAAAGTAAAACTTGTAGGCACGATCCCATCAAACCCAACTGCACTAACTCCATTATCTGTATTTGTTATAGTAATTAAACTAAGAGTACCACCGCCATTGGTTGCTGTAGAAAAGGCAGTATCGTTTAATATTGCAGCAGCTGTTGTTGTTGCCACTTGAATTGCACTATCTCCAGTGGTTACATTTATTTCCCAAGATCTAGTTGTAATACCAATATTTGGTTCTATTGTTCCACTGTTGTTGTTATCATACCAAAATTTAACAGTATCGCCATTTGGTGCATTTAAGACAAAATAAGTTCCATCTAGTGAATCTGCGACATCTGCGACACATTGAACGCTATGAATTGTTGGGTTTCCAACAACAGTAGCTACTCCACTTGGATTATATACATCAATAGTTCTATTTATGTCATTTTTAGCATTAACTCTAAAAATACCACTATTTGCTGTGGAGAATCCAGAAATTAGTTGGATTGAAATAACATCCCCCACGCTTACACTAGATACTGTAACTGTTATTGGGAATGTATACCTAAAATTATAACCACCCAATGATGTAACAGTGATTAAATCATTAGATGCAATATTGGTAATAATGGCAGCGCCAGAACCAAAAACATAAACAGAATCAGTGGCATCTGGTGAGTTTGTATAAGAAAAAGAGTTAGTATTAGATGGAATTGATGGATACTCAATTCTAAATTGAATCTTGTCTCCAATTGGTCCATATTCTTTTGCTCTTAATATTAGTGCAGCGCTGTTAGCAGAATACCAATTTCTTGCTCTAAACCATATAGCATAATCATTGAAGTTTGTGCTTCTTTGTGTAGATAACGTTCCCCACACATTCAGTGTTCCAAAATTTACACCAGGTTCATTGTCTGCATCATTTGCAGAGAATGCTAGATTTGTGGGAATAAATACACCAGCTGAACCGCTATTAATTTGTCCAGTTCTAGAAAAAGACATATCAATTGTTTTAGCAACGGCATCATTGTCTATGATAGCTACCAAGTTATCTTCTGCAGAAATTTCTAAGTTTTTCACTATTTCATATTCATCTGTTGAACGATAATCCAATAAAGATCTTGGAATACCATGTCTTGTCCCAATATTATTAGGATCGATAATTAGGCGTATATCTCTAATGTGTTTTTTATTTTGACCACTTGTAATGCTAATAGAATCATCATAGGTTACATCATTTTGAAAATTAGCAACGGTGTCTGTTAGTGTTTCGCTGTATATTCCAAGACCGGTCTTATTTGGCTCTTCATTAGATGTTAGCGCGCCTTTTTGATCAGAGTAAGTATATCTATCTAACCATACATTTGTGTTGGTTGGTTCTGTTCGTTCAAATATAGTAAATGAATCTTTAGTAGGAACTTTATTAGCAATGTGAGACTGTGAACCACTTTGTTGGCCTTGTGCAGTTAGAAAAAGTTGTCCACCACTGCCTATAGAAATTGGTACCGCAATACTGCCACCCTCTTCTGTACTAGATGTTAATTTTATATAGTTAGTTCTAAAAATAGAAGCTATTACACCTTCTATTTTTTCATTAATAGAATCTACCACGTCCTGTATGTCAGATGCAGCTGGATTTATAGCATCTGCTCCATGCCATATTTGTGGGTATTTATCTGAATAAAATGCTTGTATGTCTAAACTATCATTAACCGAGTATGGTCCACCAACAACCATATTAACATTAGCAACATCTATATAAGTATCTACTCCACTGGTAAGGTGTTCTCCTTTTTGTTCAACTTTAAATAGTCCGCATGAAGCTACATCTATCCAAGACTCCAAACCAGTTCCAGCGATATTGCCTCTATTTGTTAAATAAATATAATCATTGGTAATTATATTTTTAAATGGAGTTGTAGAATTTGACATAATACGCATTATGTCGCTGCCTTGATTGCTTAGTAGAATTGTAGAGCCAACTGCCAAATCAACACTTCTAGGTAGTACATGTTCAGCATCCACTACAATAACAACTTCTGAAGGTCTACTGTTAGTATCTATGTCTACATTGAAAGTTCCACCAGAGGCAATATTAGAAATAATAGCACCCTTAGTATCACTAGATCCAGCTCCAATAAGATCACCTGGATTTATTGATGTTTTTATTTGTAGATTTCCATTTTGTCTATTTAGTGCAAAATTAGAATCTTGACCCGTTGCAGATAAAGTTTGTCCACTGAACATTTGAGACAAATAGGATCCACCCACAATATCTATAAAAGAACTAGATCCTTTTTTATTTGAGGTTAAAATTAGTCTACTGGTAGATGTTTCACTAGCAGTAATACCTGCAAATTTTATATTGAAAGCATTAACCCAATCGCTGAGAGTAGTGGCATTAAAGTTAGTGCCGCCAAAGTCAGATACCGTAAAGATTTGGTCCTGGTCTGGTGTTTTATCAACAGAGATAACTATATTTCCACTAGAATTAATACTCCATGTGGAGAAAGGATTCGATATTATTGATGCTGATCTTTCAATTTCTTTTAATCTAGTGTTGTTTTGGTATAGTGCAATATATGAAAAAGAATTAGTTGGAAACTTTAATACTGTATTTGCATCTAGTAAACTACCATCACTGATAACCTGTATTGTTTCAGCTTTTTCATTTACTGGATATATTAATAATTGCATTGAATTATCAGATAGTCTACATCTAAAAAAAGTAGCCTTATCATTGATAGCAATTACTACTTCTGATATTGTAGCCGATGATGTATTCTTAAAGTCAGAATCACTAAAAATGACTGAATCTTCTACACTATCTATTTCAACCTTTAACTCCATACCATTAATAAAGACATATGGGCTTTCTGCTACGTTAACAGATTGTGGTCTAGGCAATGGATAGTTGGCTAGTTGAAAAAATTCTTCATTTCCACTAGCAGAAGCGACTAATAGATCAACAGATTGTCCACTATAGTCTGGCTGAAGACCTTGACTATCATCTATATATATAATCGACGGTCTACCTATGTCTGCAGGTTCTGTAATTACAGCTGAAGCAACTTGTTTACCATCTGTTTCATCTGATACACCAATTATTGCAGATAATATTGCTCGTCTAGTCCCTCTTGCTAAAGAACTAGAATAAGCCTTTATTCTGTCTCTAAAGTCATTGTCAGATTCCGTATTTCTTCCATTAGTAAAGGCGTTTATATTCGTTACTTCAGCACCAACAAAAGGTGCCGTATTAAACAATACAATAGTATTAATTCCAGCGTTACCTAAAGACCCAGTTTTTATTGCAACTACAGGTATTGCGCTTGAAGTATCTTCGCCAGATGGTAAGACTGAATCTCTAAGTATAGAATATTCTACTTCAGGATTAACATTGTTTGCTGGAATTTTGACTATAGTGCCAGCAAGAACTTTACGATCTGTTGTTCCTTGAGCATCAATAACAGACTCTGAAAGCAAATGATCATTGTCTAAATTAGATACTAGATTTATTGTATAAAAAGTTACGTTATTAACTATTGATGAGTAAGCAAGAGGTCCTTCAAAGTTAGTAGTACCACGTCCTAAATATAAACTTCCACTAGGATTCCAAGTACTAGCATCATTAACATGGATTACGTTTGTTCCAGAGATTGGTGCTGGCTTTATAGGATATAGAGACGTACTTCTTTTAGTTATAGATGAGTCACTGACGGTTACAAAGCCAGATGCTTTTGCTGCAGTGTTTCTAGTTAAACCTAAGTTAGAACCATATGCATCTAAGTCTGCATTTTTTAAAGCATCAATATTGAATAGTTCTAAGACGTTTAATATTGCTGCATTGTTAGTAAAGTCATTTGCTGCAGCTGCTTCTAAAATAGTTAGAAGTAAAGATCCTCTGTTGATATCATTAACAGGGGTGTCACTGATGATTTTACGCACCATATCGCCTAAAATCTCATTGTAACTCTTAATGTCAATACCAGCCATAATAATCCTTATACGTTAACGCTAAATGATATAGGTACCAATTGACTAGAACCTGCTAATCTTACTACTAAAGTTATACTAAAACTTGTTGCATTTAATCCACTTAAAGTATTCGAATAAACTATATCTAGTCTATCTATTCCAGCAAAACGTTGATCTGCCTCAATGCTAGAGGTAATAGATTTAGTTAGTGTATTTTTCAGATCATTAATATTGTGATTAGTACTACCAACTAGTGCAATAAGTCCATAATCTGAATGTCTTCGTAACTCACCTAACTCTATAGACATTTTTAACTTAATAGCTTGAATTGCATTATCTAGACCGTAAGACAACTGAATGTCTCCAGTAGAATCAAAAACTAAATCACCATTGTTGCCTAAAAGCATATCTACTTTTTGTCTTCTTTCAGTAGTATCACTGGCTTTTAAAAACCATGGAATTTCGCTGACAGAAGTATCATCTAGTTTTTCATCTGAAGGTATTAATATATAGAATGAACTATTTATTGTGCCTTGCTTATATATACGTATGTACGCACTATCTAATAGCGTATAGTTGCTTAAATTTGGGTCTCCACTCAACTCTATAAGAATCTCTCCAGAAATAGGTATTTGCTTTATATTTAAAATGCTGCGTTGCTCTGGAAAAGTTTGAGTATTAGATTGTAATAAAACTAATTGACCAACTGACAGTTTATCTATATTTAACTTACTATCAATATCTAATTTAGCTATATTAATTTGATTACCACTAGCATTTGATATAAGGTTGATGCGCTCACCTAATTCATCTATATATGGTGCTTTTAAACCGTTAGCAATTGCAATATCAATCCACTTATCTGGGTTTCCAAATGTTCTTTGTGCTAATGCCTGTAGATCTTCGCCGTAATTTAATTTGATTAATACACCAGATGAATAGGTGCCGATATCTATATCTTTATTATTAGCGTTTTGTCTTGCTATTGCGAATGGATCGATCGATACTGTAGATAGTGAGAATGAATTTGCCAATATAAAATCTACAGACCTTATCGCTTCTTGTAGTTGAAGCATCTTATTTAGATCTTTGTTTCGTATACGTACCCTACCAACCTGAGGACTTCTATCGAATATTCTATTGTAATCTGGATCAGAAGTATTAGTTTTATCAGACAATGAGTCGCGCTCTTCTGTTAAAGTCAATCTAATTTTTAAAAAATTACCTCTAGTAAATGAAGCAACTCTATTTGTTTTTTCTGAAATTATTGTGGTTTCTTCTCTTGTTAGTGTAATATTGTTGGTGATTGTATTGTCGAATATAGTGTAGAACTTTAATAGAACTTCGTTATCATCAAATGGATTTTTTAGTATAGATGATACTCTCTGCGTTACTATAAATTCAGAAAAAGTATCTATTTGATTTTTAAACTTATCTGGATCATTATAGGCTTGTATTGCAGAGGTGTATGTACCCTTAACAAACTCCCAACTATCTCTAAAGTAATTCCATCGTAGTCTAATTATCTCGGGAACATCTGCTAGCGTCAATGATTCATTGTTTCTAAGTTTAAACCAAAGATTTAAGTCTGATATTGCATCTATAGAGTTTTCAAAATCTAAAGACATCTACCTACCAAATCCCTTAACAGATGCAACAGCAGAATAAGCTGCATTTTTTGCCTGTTTTGCTTTATTTGCCATGCTAGCAAAAAAAGACGATGAAATACCATCTAAGCCTAAAGCTACTAATCTATCTTCAATATCGACCTGTATACCAGATGCGTCTGCATTTCTTAAATTATAGGCCCTCATTATGATGTTATAGTTATATAACATAGGATTGCCTGCATCTCTTGTTAATTGAAAAGTTTGAATAGCTACATCATATTGATTATTATCTTTATAGTTTACAAACTTAAGTGGATGTCCACGTCTTTGTATTTTGCTATCTGCCCCAGATGTGTCTTTTTTATATGACAAAAGAAACTTATATAGATTATGGAATGCAACATACCCAGTCTTATTTAAGTCTATTCCAGTTTTTGGAGCATCATCGCCTAAAATATCGGATGCTTGATTTAGGGAATTAGTAATGAGATCTTGAGATCTTTTAAAAAATCCACCTAATCCGCCGGGTATTAACCCCTGAACAACATAACTAAGTCTACCTGGAGATATTACTGCCTGTGCTTCATAGAAATCTCCATTTATAGGCCTATAGAATCTAGGAGACATACCTGTGGTCCCAGCTATTTGAATATCGTAATATCTTTGTTCGCTGTGCTCTTCTACTGTACCGTACATAGTTGATATAATGTTAGTTGCAAAATGTGTTGTAATATTGAGATTAGATGGGGATATTGGTAGATAAAATGTACTTACCGCATTGTATCTATCAGTAAAAACAATAGCATATGGTTTCTGTAAGTACCAATTGCTTTTAAATGAAGTAGATTCACTGGAATTTGAATTGGTTTTATAAAAACCTTCCATAGTTTCTACAATTTTAGTATCTTTCTTTATTAAAGCCATATTCACCCTAAACTATATTATATAACATAATGACTTATGAATTTTGAACTTTAATTAAGTTTAAAGAAGCTATAGCATCAGTATTATCCTGTATGAGAGACTTACTAACTGAAACTTGAGATTTAGCTGCTTTTAATTTAGCGTAAGAACCATTAGCTTGATGTAGGCGTAACTTAATAATTCCAAAAAAAACTTGCTCTTCACTAGTGGCAGTTGTGTTTAAGAAAGACGACCTCGTAGCAACGTGACTTACTATTCCAGTTTGAGCTGCGATTATTAGATTATCTCTAGCTATGTCTTGTATGGAACTGGGTATAAAATCTTGTGTTTGTCCCCAAGCCGCAGGATCTGTATTGCCTGTTGCTCGAATGAATACGGCATCAAGTGATATTGCTGCCAAAACTACATCTATGTCATTTACTATATTCTGCCAATAGTTGTATTCAGTAGAACCAGGATTATTAAATAAGTCAGCCTGAATAACTTGAATATCTGCTTTCCATGCTTGTAATGGTACTCTTAGTTTGGCAGGAGCAGTATTTGCACCGACCCACACCGGATCAGGTATTAATCCCCATGTTCCGCCATTTAGTAGACATGTAGTCATATCTATTCCACTACCTGGCGGGGTTTCTCCAGTACATTGAAAACCTTGAGCAGCAGGCCAATTTAAGGGTAATGGTTCTGCAGATATGTCTGGGAAAGCTAGTAGTTGTACTAATGCTGGTGCTCTAGGTACATTCTCTGTTGCAGAATAGTTCGCGTCTCTCTGAAAAGCACCAGTTCTAGTTGGTGGAGCAAATAGTGGCGATATGCCATCGAATGTATTATCTTGTACTTTTGTTATTGGAAAATATGGATTGCAGTCAGAGTCTGATGGACCGCCATAAAATGGGTATTTCTCTGTTTGAGTAAAAGAATATACCGATGGTTGCTTACCAGTAAAGTGTCTATTCTCTTTATATATATTCTCTAATTTATTTCTAGAGAGACTTTCATATGTTCTGTACATCTCATCTAGTTTATTGAATTGCTCTACTGTAGCTAGCATATCTGCTTCACTATCAATTAAGCTTTCAGTGCTTTGTCTGCGCCTAATGATTTCTGTATTAATAATATCTAATAAAGACATTTAGGTTGCCTTTGTTTTTACGGTTTTAAGAAATATATGACTAGAAAAAACAGGAGCGGAGAGATTTCCCATTCCGTAAGTTAAAATTATGTCGTAGATAAGCGGATTTGCTCCACCCGCTAGCAATGTTAACCCTGAGGTTTTAAAATTACCATCAATTGCCGTATTACCGGTTTGTTTAATGTTACCCTCTATTTGCATGTTGCCTTTTTGAAACCATTCACCTTTTGTATTTATATTTTTAGATTCAGCATTTATAACATCAGTAGACTTTATATTAGTTGATTTAGTATTTATACTTACATCATCAGTTGAATTTATAGTTGTTTTTTTATTAACTATAGTATACGATTCTGCATTCTTATCGATTGTTAATGTGGTTAAGCCAGAGGTTATAATTATCTTGCCATTTGTTTTATCTAGTTTTATGGATTGATTCTTTTCTTTTGAGTTGTCAGTTAATAAGAACGACCCTGTTTTGTCAAATTCATAGTATGAACTACCGATAGCAGTGTCATATTCTGCTTTAGCTATTTCTTCACCCTTTGTTGCATTGCTTAATTTAGCAATATTAGTAGGCTGTCCTCTAAATGTGAGTCTATATTCACCGTCTGCGTTTATTAAAGTCTCTAATCCATTGAACTCTGCAGCATACTGCACTGATGTTGGTCCGCCTCTATTTATAAATTCAATGGTGGTATTCTTCTTTTTTCTTTTAGCAAAATTAATAACTTCATCTCGTCCACTGTGATTCAAACAGCCCAATATAACGCCCTCGCGCCCATTGCCTTTTATATAGGCAACTACAACGTGGTCACCCTGCTTAACAGACATAGTGCCCTCTGAACCTGGAGAATTTCCAGGTGAGAATGTTCTATGTGTATATTCTTCATAATTATAAATGCCGCCGTATCTAGATGTTCTAGAGCAAGTAACCGGAACAGTAACACCACCATCCCACACTTCAACTACATATAGTGTCTCTGGTGATTTATCGCTAAATACTTCTTCTCTAACCACACCAATTCGTACAGCTGTATCTTCTTTATATAGTAAAGAAGAAGATTCATTGTCTCGCCATATGGATGAATCCTTAACTATATAGTCCATTATCTGCCCTTCAACTTTTGAACATCTGGATCTTTTTTACCACCATCAGAAGATGTACCGAAAACTCTATCTGAATTTACTTCATCGGATTCACGAACTTTACTAGAATCTTGATCAATGGTTTGATCTTTGTTTAGCTTATTGCCATTGATATCAGTTATGATTCCGCGCACAAATTGAATTTCTGATATGAAGCTTCTAGCTCCTTTTGCTCCAATATTAACAGTATGACTTATACTCTCAACATGTGCTAAAAGAAAAGATTTACCAGGATTACCTATGTTATCTAGATTTGTATTATTCATAGAAGATACTATTCCCGCATCCACCATTATATTATCACCAACACCGATATATTGATTTTGGCCAATTATAGTCATGGCGCCGTTTAGCATTCTATGGGTGTCAAAATACCACTCTTTACCTAAGTATTTTAATGGTACTGCATTTATAGGGTTTGGTGCAATGCTTTTATTTTTTTCAATTGGTAGATACTTGAATGCCATTTTTAGTGGTTGAAAACCGTCTCTAGCAATTGAATTGTTGTCAAAAAATTGAGATTGAATCTTAATATCTGTATTCATAATATTGACATTTCTATTATTTATATTAAAAATTACTTCAATGAAATTAAACTTATCTCTCCAGTTGGTTCCAGCATTGAACATCAACACATCTTCTTTTGGTATTTTTATTTTTTTGATATATTTAAACTCTGATTTAAAGTCAATGTACACATCGCTTTTAATTGCACCAAGTCCATCTCCAACTTTTGCTTGATCAGCTAAAGCGCTCTCATCATCGTTAACTATAAATGGTTTAATTCTTTTGTAGAGAGTCAATCGTGGTAACCCATGTTCAAATCTAATATCTGCTATTAGTTCATTTATTGATAAATTAGCATTGTCGTTTAATAGTTGCCAAACACTATTAATGCCAAATACGGTAGTCGGATCTATAAAGCCAATTCCATCACTGACATCTGTATAAGCAATAATATGATTAGAATCTATTAGATCTTCTTTAGTTAATTTGCCATACACAGTTGATAATATCTCTGCTAACTTTGAATTAGGCTCACCATCTCTACCCACAAATCCCATATATATAGCCAATTCTGTAGGAACAGCAAATTGATTTATTGCCTTAGATAAATTCTGTCCTTTAGTTGCTTCATTTATATTCTTAGAGATAACGTCCTCACGTCCCCAAAATCTTAATAACTGAGTTATAGAAACAGAAGAACTATAGCCACCACTAGTTGCATAACTTTTTACTATATCGTCGTATATCAATGATTCTGCAGTACCAATTGGATTCTTCTCTGGACTTCTAGATAATAGGTCAAGATATACTTTTGTATCAAAAACACTACCCCAATCTGCACCAGTTACCACATATGTAGTTTCTAATGCTCCAGTTTCTTGATTTGCTGCAGATGCAACTCTAACACTGTCTATGCGACCTAACATCTTAAATTTTTTATCATCTACTTTAGGGTTATTATATTTAGTATCATCTGAGTCTATTTTTTGCATAGACATAAGTATCACACACCAACTGCCTGGAGTTATTGCTGCGACCCAATTTTTAGTAGGAGCTAAGTAAAACTCGAAACTTCCAGCGGGTGCACTTTTGCTTTTATTAGTTCTAACACTCAATAGAGACACTGTATTTAATATTATTTGATCTACTTCATGCGGGTTAGAGTGTAAACTTTTTGTACCAAATCGATCTCTATAGTTATATATAATAACAGAAGCATGTGGCGTTACCGTTTTTAATTTAGACTGTCTACGTGCCATTTAAGTACCACCTATTGTGATTTTGCTGATTTTTGTTTGTCTTTTCTTTCTGCTTCTTTCTTTTGCTGCTCTAAAACAAATGCAGCCTCTTTCTTTGGATCACGGTACGTTGTTTCTTTTTTAATCATTGCTTTAAACTTCTCAGATAATGGTCCAGCTGCTGCCGCTAATAATTTTGCCGCTTCAGATAAATCTCCACCGGCTTTCATTAAAGACTTTGGTTCTGCAAAGTTATCGCTGCTCTCTTTTATTCTTTCTTTTGCTTTCGACGGATCCATCATCTGTGTTAAGGCTACTATTGCTGTAGTTAAATCTTTTAAGGATAATTGTTTTTCGCCTTCAGTTATATTTCTATTTATCTCATCTGCCCGCGATCTAATTATTTTTCCAGTATTTTCTTCACTTTCAGTGGATATTTTAGTGTTATCACTTATTGCATTAACGTTTCCGGCTATCATAAATCCCAGATCGGAGTCCATGCCAGCTTTAAATAATGCTTGCCTTATACTTGGTGATTTTTTTCCACTTTCCATGTATTCAGTCTGTTCTTTTGCTGATATTTGACCAGTATCTCCACCTGGTAAATTAAAAAGCATAGACATTGTATTTGCACGTTCTGCTTTAATAATTTTTTCTCTATCGATTCTTCCATATTCATCTTTTACGTCACCGTAAATACCTATTTTCTTGGCGTATTCTTTACCACCCTTACCTAATAATTTTGCATAGTGTTCTGGACCGAGTCCTTGAAGTGTATCAATTGTCCCTGTTTCCGAATTTTTAAATATAGTTCGTAATTGACCACGTTCATATATATTACCTAAATTTAAATCCATGTTTTTAGACAATGAACTTTGAGTTGCGAATGTATTTTCTGCTGTAAGAGTTCGTATATTTTTATCAACGCCGGCCTTCTCTAAAGATTTTAGAGACGCACCAAGTAAACCAGAAACTTCACCAGCTCCACTTGTACCCATTTTAGCTAAGCCGCTAGACATTCCTTGAACTGCTTGAACCATCTGGTTTATGTTTTTAGCATTACCCATGCCGGCTTCAATAGCTCGTCTCATAACGCTTTCTAGATCGCCAGAACTGCCACCGATAGATGCCATTGCACCTAGACTACCAACGTATTGCTCTTTAGTCATAGTTCTGCCCATTTCTATTTGAGCTGCGCGTAAAGCAATAGTTGAACCACTTTCTGTAGTACCAATAGATTGACTGGCCATATTCGTTAATGCTGCAGCATCACTGCCGGTCAATCCAGCCATACTTGCTTTGCCTAAATAACTAGCGCTTGTTAATGTTTTTTGTTCTGCTTCAGCTTGACTACCGAGTCCAATAGTTCCACGGGCGCTTGCCATAACCTGATCATGAAAAGCTTGAACTGTTACTGAGTCTACTCTTTGTAAATTAGCCGCTAACTGTTCTGCTGCTTCAGCAGATAGTAATGCGGTTCTACCTTGAGGTAAACCTTTCGCATATTGACTAGCTGATCTAGCAGCACCAGATAATCCAGTAGAAAGATTGGTAGCACCTTTGCCTATAGTGGAACCAGTTTTTGTCATCATATCGCCAGCATTAGCAAAATCTGATGCTGCTCCAGCGCCAACATCAACTAAATCTGCAACACCGCCAACTGCAGAACCTATGCCTTGTCTTAATTTCATAGTATCGGAATAATCTTTAACGAAACCTTGAGAACCTACTTCGCGAAGTAAAGCACTCATGTCTCCATGTATTGCTGCTCTACCTCTTTCGTATTGAGCAACGCCTCTACTGGCAAATGCTCCACGCATTCTTGTTTGCTCTATTTCGTCATCTATGAAAATACCAGATGCTGCATTAATAATCGGTTTTGCTATGGCAGTTGCAGTAGATAATCTATCCCCAAATCCGCCGCCACCGCCAGATTTACTTATTTCTCCAACGAGTTGT